CATTGCGCCATTTTTTTGTTCCAAACTTCCCATTCCACGAGTTGACACTCCTAGTTGTACACCACCATCAAGGAGACCTTTAACAATCTTACCCATTGGAGTATCCAATATTTGTGCCTTTCCGACCACATCATTTCCCTCAAACTTGAGGTCTGTGATGAGATGCGAAACTTTGTCTAAGTTAACAGTAGGCCCTTCAGGATGATTCAATTCACCCACGGCACGTTTCTTGCTAACTTGTTCTTGAACGTACTTATCTACCGCAGCTTCCATAATTGGTTTAGGGTAGACACGTCCGTTTCTATTCTTTGATTCTGTTTGAATGAAGATTCCTTCAATGACGTAGTTCTTATCGCCATTCTCTTTCTTCTCTACAATGCACTGTAGATTATCTTCTTTGAATTCACTAATTAACTTCATTTAAGTTTACCACCTAGTGATTTTAATGTCGTTTTCAATGTCTTCATTGCTAACGCCTGAGTTTTGAAAACGTCTAATTTGTCGCCATCAATATACACACAGAAACCTTTTGGTTCCTTTACGATGGCGACTGGTACTTTAACAGATCCAGTTGACTTTGCCGAGTACACGACATCACCCTTGTACTTGGGTTTTGCTTTCTCTCGAATCTGTTTAAATGTTTTCACTATAAGTTTTTTCCTTATTCGTACTTTTATTTATACAAAAAAAGTTTTTTAGATGAAATTATTATTAAGAAATTTCTTCTTCAGATTCTACTTCAACTTCGGGTTCTTCTTCGACTTCTTCTACCTCAGTATCTTCTTCAGACTCTACTTCGGTATCTTCTTCATCAAACTCATATTCATCGAGTTCTAGTTCAAAGTCTTCAACATCGATGTCTTCACCGTTGTTGTTGAAGATGTTTGCGGCTACATTTACCTTCTCTGCTTCCAACGCATCTTGCATCTTACTACCCAACATGTCATTGAATAGATCTCCTGCTTTGTTGTAGTTGGTCGCTTGGATTGCATCCACAAAGTTATCGAGGTTTAACTCCATCTGTGTTTTTTCAACTTCAGGTACTTCTACTTCAGCTGTTTCTGCTTCACTCATGATTTTCTCCAATTAAAATTCGTCTTCATTACCTGTTTCTGCATTGGCTTCGGTTGCGATTTGTTTCAGGATATTCTCAACCTCATCCTCTTGCATTTGTAATACATTTTTCCAAACCCACTCTTTAGAGAAGTACTCACCAACATATTGAGATACTTGATCCATAGTCTGTAGACGTTCACGAAGAACCTCTGCATCCTTGAGTTCGGTAAAGTGGTTGTCACGGATAAAGTCTACCGTGATGTCATTCTTCCACTCTTCCCAGTCTACCTCGGTGATAATACCTTTGAGGATTAGTTGTTTCTTTAGAATATGTAGGAACAGATTAGAGAAACGTTTTCTCAGTCTGTCAATAAACTTCTGGAACTTAACTTCGTCTCGGTTGATCTCTGTTGCACGACCTAGAGAGAACTGCGCCTCTTGTTCTAGACGTGAAAGAGGTACATTCAACGAACGATACAATCTCTTCTGGAAGTAAACGATGTCATCAATCTGACCAAGGTTCTCACCGCCAGGCAATGTAGAGATCTCTGTACCACGACCGCCTTCTTTACGAGGCAACCAGAAGTCTTCCAACATAGACATATGTTTACGGTCATCTTTCAATTGACCTGTGTTCGCATCGTATACTAACTTGTTACGATAACGAGCCATGATGTCTTTCATGTGTTTCTCTGCCTTCTGTGTAGGCAAGTTACCGACATCTATGTAAAAAATTCTGCGTTCAGGCGCACGTGCGAGACGGTAGATTACCAATGAATCTTCCATCATACGCAACTGGTTAATTGGTTTGATTGCCTTGTGTAGGAAAGACACTACACGTTTTCTAGAAGGATCAAGTAGACCAGATGTAACATAAGATACTGAATCTGGACTTAGTCTAACACCAGATTGCGCTCCTGCTTTCTCTTGATAGATATAGAACTCGTCTGTTCTATCTACAACCTTTGCGCCTGTTTTAGGATCTTTCTTATACTTAACTTCTCGAACCTTACGCATTTTAGCTGCATCAATGGGACGAATCTCTTGGATACCCATCTTTGCGTTTGACTCGTTCACGACCAAGTGATGGTACAAACGACCATCTACATACCATGAACGGAAAATATCGTGACCTAATTCATTGAAGTTCAACATACCACATATGTTGTCAAACTCTTCAACCATTAGTTTTTTGATTTTGTCAGATGTCTTAACGTTATCGAGATCGAGTTCTACAGGTGCTTCCATTTCGGAACCAGACACCGACTCGTTTACAATATCTTCGATAGCTGCATCGACTTCAGGATGTTGTGCAACACCCCTATACTTTTGAATCTGTTGGGTATTATCCTTTGCATCCGCACCATCCATATCGATGTACGAACCAAAGTGTGACCCTGAGGCTGTGACGTATCCAGCACCATCGGGATCTGCCGCTGGTACAATAGACTGAAGTTTTTCCTTTTCTTTCGGTTGGTTTGTTGCTCTTTTGATTTCAAATCCAAAGAGTTTTAAACCGTTATTCTCGTCCGCCATTTAAATTCCTCAAAACCTTAATAGTAAAATGAAAGGGGGAAAATCCCCCCCTTCCATTCATTACTTATACTAGAATTAACTAGTAGTATTTGACTCCCAGTATTGGATAGCAAATTCTACAGTAAATTCTTCGACTACATCGTTAGTCTCGTAAGACAATGCAATCTCCCCCACGTTAACAGGGAAACAACCACGGAAGTTGTATGTTTTCAATACATCTCCATTGCGGTCAAGTTGATCAACGGATAGATCCGCTTCGTAATCTACAGGGTTAGAGAAACCAGTATTTGCAGCGTGTGCATTAATACCGTTCATCCAACGTTCCATAGCGTCACGAACATTGAAATCAGTATCGTTGATAATTGTTACAGTCCAGTTCTGGAAGGTACGATCGCCAGCAATCTTCAATTGGCGTCCACGGAACGGTACGTTTACTAATGCCATTTCTGACACTGGTAACTGCGCTGTCTTACACAAGAATGATGATAGTTCTACATCACCACCAGCGTAAGCAGGGAAGTTCAATGTTGCCTTGAAGAGATTGGGGCGTGCGCCTCCACCACGGAGTTTTGACTTAAAGTCATCTACACCTAATACAGCCATTTTTTATCTCCTCTTATACCGTGCCAACTACTTCGTCAAACTCAACACCAGTTCTAACTGCAACGAAGTTCAACGTTACGAAGTTAATAGAACGAGCGGGTTTGATGAAGATTGAAGCGATAAATTCATTTCTATCAATGACCGCTGGTGTGTTGTTTGTTTCGTCACAAACGACACGGAAGTCAGTGATACCTCTTCGACCCTGTACTTCACGAAGTAAAGGTTCTACGATGTTTGTAAATTCAGCACGAGTAAACTCATCGTTGAATTCAAACATTACGTTCTTAGCAGCTAAGGCGATTTGTCTTTCTAGTACAAGGAACAATCTACGAACGTTGATTCGGTCGAATGCACTTGGACGACTTTCGAAAGTCTTATCACCAAATAGGATAACACCACTGCCTGGAATATTGGCGATTGGGTTAATGCCTGCTTTGTACAGAGTATCTCTCTCTGATTTGTTAGGGTTAGATAAAATGTCTGTTACACCCAAGTAGTTACCTCGTCTCTGACCAGCAGGAGAGAACCAAGGTGCAGCTACTGCATCAGTACCAGCGAATAGACCAGCAGTTGATGAGTTAGCAGGGATGTTAACATACACATCGTTGTACTTGTCATATACCTTCAAGAAGTTATTATCGATAACTAGGTATGACGATCGAGTACAACCACTCGCAAACGAAGTAGTGCCAGTTACAGGAGTAGATCCTGTGATAGCAGCTCTATCGGGGGAAGTAGTTACAACACAATCTTGACGACCTTTAGCAATAGAAACAAGATCATTTACAACGGTGTTACCGTCAGTCTTGTTAGGATGCAAAGGTGCGATTAACATATCGACTTGTACAGTTTCAGTATCTTCGAACAGATCAAAACCAGTAGCGTATTCAGAAGTGCCGATAGCACCACCGTCATTACCACCACCTAGTGAGATCTTAGAAAGAGTATCAGTCCACTCAGTACCACCAAACGCTGATTTGTATGGGTGAGCGTAGTTCTCTGCTGAATCAACAGTAGGTGCAGCTCCAATCTTTGCACCGAAGTTATTGTATTCAGCACTAAACGCTGAGTCGTCCCCAAAGTATGGGTTGTAGACATAGTTGGACTTATTGTTGATCACATCACTGATGTAGTTTGGTGCGCCGTCTGTAGACTTAGCGTACTTCAACTGAGA